TCTGATTTTTTTGATAGATGTGTCTTGCTCGTCTATCATGTCACGTTGAATTTTTTGGAGAACTGACAAAATTTTCTTGTTGACGATTAGTAATTTATTGTTCGGTACTTGTTTCTGTTCTTTTTCGGGTTCCGCATAAGCTTTCTTAATAAGCGACGTTACTGTTTCAACTGCGTCTTTCTCACCTTTATCACCTAGATATTTCACTAGCGATTCATTAGTATCTTCTATTTTCTCTGGTGTTGCTGTGTCTGGGTTAACACTAGAAGAAAACTTTTTACCTACGGGTTGTTCGGCACGTTTTTGGTGTACCGAAGATTTTTCGGTGGATTTATTTTTAGAATCATCTATACCCTTTTCTGGTACGATTTCACCTTGTAACACGTCGTCTTTATTATTACTTTCTAACGGTTTGGCGCTAGAAAGTTTATTTTTTGTCACTATCCCTAATCTGATAGCTTTGCGATAGAAAGTTTCAAACCCTAGTTCGCGTTCCTTATCGATTAGTTCTTTCTTACTGAATTTTTGAGACTGGTCCTCTTTCGTTTCTGCGCCAGTAGCGCGATACGCTGCATTTTTTACTCTTTCAACAATGCCGTTCTCTAACTTCAATAATAGGACTTTATTATGTGCTAAGATTTTATTTAGCTCATCAATATTTTTATCCGCTACTTTTATCTCTGCGTTACGAGAACCGCGCAGTGTAATTACTATCAGCTTCTTAGAGAATACTAATTTTCTATTTTCCCAGTATGATATTTCATCAAGAATGGCTTCGTTATGCGCATTAATTTTCATCCGACTTCTAAACGGATTTCTAGCTAACGATTTTGACGTACCCTTAATTTTAAACTTGCGATAAAAACGTTTCCAACCAAGGAAACCAGTTTTACCTTTAATATCTTTCTTAGCTTCTTTCGCGTCTACTCGAATACGACGTTTTTCGTTGGCTTGTTTTATGTCAGAATCTAATTCGTCATTCAGGTTCTCAACATTTTCGCGAGACGTTTTTACCGCTAATACTTTCTTAGATTTCTTAGCGTTTTTACGGAATTTGCTTTGCTCTTTTCTAAATTGGCGTTCTTTCTTTTTGCGTTTCTTTTCTTCTTCCAAATACGTTTCAAAATCAATTATTTTCTCGTTAGTTTTTGACTGCGAGTCCAGGATGAAATCTTCGATAACATTGTCGATTTCACTTAATTTTCTTTTGTATGACGGAAGTTCTACCCTTTGTGATTTAGTACCTTTCTCTTCTACATTAGTAACGAACTCAGCTATGTGAGTCTTCCTTTCCTTTAAGAAATTACCTTTGCGTTTACGAGATTTTGCATCGTTCGCGAATTTTACACTTAATCGTCTGTTCACTGATTTAGCCCCTCAGAGTTTTTTGACAGTAGACTCACAAAAATTGTTCGCTCGAATGGATAAAAAGAATCCACGTCCAATTTTGAGTATTTCCCGTAAAAAACTAAATCGTTGTACGTTTGGTACAACGTGTTTAACGTTTCATCGCTCATGTTCCCTATGATGAACTCTGGGTCGTCAATAGAGATGGTGTTAGTTTTCGTGCATTGTTGACAAATGATAGGTTTTTCAAAATCAAAACGAGTGACCGACTCTTTTAACTTATCTGTAAATTCCTCGTATTCGTCTAAATCCATATCATCAACGTCACAATCGATGAAATCTGTTATATTATCATCAGTGACAACACAAAACATGTCCTTGATATTTTCGGCTGTAGATTTTGAAGTCCCAATGACTACGTTCTCAACATTGATGACGTTTTCCGAGTGAGTCTTGCAGTGCGCACAAGTGAAATTTAGGTGAATCTCTTCCCCTACCGAAATAGCCCTATATTTATACAACATCGCTATTTTCTCTTCTTTCGTCAAATTATCGATGGTCGACGTGCACATACCGCAAATTTGCAGGGCCATTACTAAGAGATTGTCGCCTGACTCTTCGGTCATCATACCAAGAAGCAACAAGTCCTTTTCTTGTAACGTGTTATAAGGAGTTAATATAAACTCCTTTCCACTGTAATTATACGGTATTTTAAGCATTAAACGTCCCAAGAATCCGGGAAAAACCCTGGTAAATCGTCGAACTCGTAAGTTTCTGTAGTCTTACAATTGGTGCAGGTCACGTCGTGAACGTTTTGCACTTTGAATCTCATCCTTTCCCATTGACTAAATATGTCCTCGAAAACATCTAGGTCCATGTTGTTGATAGTTTCTATTAGTGAATCAAATGTCATCCCGTCGTTGTCGTTGTAAGAATTGACGTGCAGAACGAAGTCAAAAATGTACGACTCTTCAGGGGTTTGTGCTTCACTAATTTTATTATCGTAATACGCTTGGTTGCAAATTGGTTGCATCATGAATGTGACGTTACCACTTTGTAACTCACCATAAGGCAAAAACTCTGGGACCATGATTTCAGTCAGGTCGGCTGTGTACTCAAACACGTTGTCACAATTATCGCAGTGAAACAACCACCCGATAGAATTTTTAATACTAGCGTCACGAATTCTCATAAGCATGAACTTATACTCTTCATCATCTAACACTTGGTTATTTTCCATGCAATCATAGACTAGAGCTTCTTTCACAGTACCAGGATTTTCAACAAATTTTTTCTTGTCCTTGACTTTCCACTTTCGGAAATTGATTGTTTTGTCTCTTACTTGCACACTGAAATCATAATTTTCAGAACTCATTTAAACGACCTCGCTTTTGGTTCAAAATCTGGAGTAGCGCACTTGAACTGAACGGTGAATTCAGCAATCTGCGCCTCTGTAGTATTGTTAAATTGTAGTTGGGACACGGAGCTGATTATAGTGTCTTCGAAGTTAAATAAAATGGAGTCATCAGCCTCGTCTAAATAATCGGCGTCTTTCCACAATGTTATAGTCATTTTAACGTTATCGAAGTATTCTTTCTGCTGATAGTAATAAGCTTTTAAAAACGTCTTGTAATACGACATTTGGTCTTGGTCTCTGAACGTCATTGAAAACGCATACGCTTCATTACGACCAACATGTAATTTCCACCGGTCCCCAACATACACTTCGATAGGCTGATTTGAGAACTGTGGAGTGTCAATACTAACCAAGTTAAGGTTAATGTCCCTCTCAGTAGATGTCTCCCATCCAATATACTTCGCAATTTTAGGGGCGAACTGTATCTGGACAGAGAACGTATTAGAGTAAGACCAGTTGGTCTGATAGGCTTGAACAATACTATCGGCAAATTTCATAGTGTATCTCCATTGATGTTATTTATACATGTTTTCCTTTATAAATATACATTGAAAGGAGTATCAATGTCATCAGCTATTCAAAATATTATGCAGGCGTCGTTGGGAGATGGTGCTAGGGCTACAAAGTTTGACGTGTTGTTGAACTTTTCTAACAATGATTTATTTGATGCTGAAGCAGCTTCAACATTAGTTAAGTCGACGGTTTTTCCTTCAAAGTCCCATACGATAATCGATTTCAAATACAAGGGTCGTTCTGTACCTTTGAAGGGACAAACCAAATATTCGCAGACTTGGGAGTGCACGTTTTATTTGACACAGGACCACAAGTTGAAGAGTGCCATTGAGAACTGGATTGAGGCGTTGGACCAGAAGCACAATTATTTAACTGACGTGCAAGATGTTAACCTGACAAAAACACAAAACAACCATAAGAACGGGTTATATGCTAAGAACGTAGTTTTATATCAGTTGAACTTTGACGGTGACCAGCGGACCGTGAAATACGAATTGTTTAACGTGTTCCCGATAGAAGTTTCCCCTATCCAGTATAGTTACGAGACTGTTGGAACAATTCAGGAGTTTACCGTTACGTTTGCGTATTCCCATTTTTCTATGAGTAATATGAAGGGTAAAGAGGGTAACTTCATTGACGAAATTGTTGGCGGTTTAATCGCATCAACAAAAAATTCAATCAAAGCTGGAGCTTCTACATTGGGTGACTCTATCAACAAATTTGTGAGTGACAATGTTGGTGACTCTATCAGCAAACAGAACACGGCATTTAGTGGGTTTGCTGACGCTAGTAGTGGTCGTGGTGTTAGTGGCACAATATCGTCGTTGATTAACGGCGGTGCTATCGACATGGAAACTAAGGTGACAGATAAATGATAACAATTAGTGATTTGAAAAAACACCTAGGCCCTGGATTAGGGCTCCGTAAAAATAAATATTTATTAGAGATTCCGATGCCAGGGATTGACGGCAGAACTATTGATATTTTGTGTCGTAGCACTGGGCTACCAGAGCGCACGAGTTCTACAACGACAGTTTTTCACAAAGGTCGCAAGTACAATATGCGCGGAGAGACAGACTACGGTGGGAATTTTGAGATTTCTATTTTAGACGATTCTGATATGAGCATTAGGAAGAACTTCGACGATTGGCTGAAGTTGATAGATGATACTAAACCAAAGAACAATAGTGTTTTTAGTGGCGCTTCTTATGAAAAAGGTGCCGGGGCAGCTTTAGATGTTATTCAGTCAGGACTGACTGTCGCTAACCAAGTTAATAACATCACTAAAAATAACGAGTCGTTACAACAAGCAGTAGGTGATTTTTTTATCGGTGTTTTAGATAGTGGGCAAGCAGCGCCAGTAGCTTCTTACCAGACAGACATTAATGTTTGGCAGTTAAACGCACAAGATGAGAAAATTTACGGGTACAAGTTACAAAACGCGTTCCCTAGTAGTATCGGTATTGTTACTTTGGAGGACAGCGCAGAAAATGAACTGTCAGAATTTAGCGTCGTTTTCACGTTTAGTGAATTCTTACCTTTAGAGAACATTTCACCGTTGCAAGGTGTATTGGTTACTGCTTTAGGCGAAGATGCGAACAACATCGTGAAGAGTGTCGAAAGACTCAACACGTAAAATATAAATAAAGAAAATATTAGGAGAAAATATAATGGCAAACAGATTAGCAGAATTGAAAAGTGCTTTGGGTGCTGGCGCTAGGGCGAATAAGTACCGAGTAAATTTCGCAGTACCAGCTGCCGTACCAGTAACATCAAATTTACAGAATGCTGACGCTCTTTGTAAGGCGAGTAACTTCCCTTCAATGACTATCGGACAGATTGAGGTTTTTAACCAGGGTCGCAAGTTGATTTTACCTGGTGACACAACTTACACTAACACTTGGACTTTGACGTTCTACAACACAGAAGACCATGCTCTACGTAAAGACATGATTTCTTGGATGAAGTCAGCGGACCACTTCCAAAACAACACACACAGTGGTAACCCAAATTCTATTATGGGCGAGTTGAGTGTTGAACAGTTAGATTCAGCTGGACAACCTACTGCTAAATACACTTTCCACAACATCTTCGTGCAAGAAGTTGGTGAGTTGGGAGTTGGTGATGACCAAGTTGATACTATCCAAGAGTTTGATGTGACATTTAGTTTCACTGACTGGGTAGTTGGTGACGGTGAGTTGAACAACCCTGCTGCTGGAAATCAAGCATCAGGTAATGAAGTAGCGGAATAATTTGAGGTCCCCTTAACTGGGGACTTTTCAATTTGATATGCGTAAAATTAAGGAATTAACACCTCAAGAGTCTTTAGATACTGTACGTGGCCTTTTAAAACGTAAGCGTAAGATAGGACAACTAAGTCGTTCTAATCTGAAGCCTGGGCATTTGATATTTTCAGAATATAACGCCAAGGACAAAGAGAACACTTATGACAGGACTCCTTTAGTTCTGATTTTACGCATTAACAAAAAACACACATTAGGACTCAATTTCCATTGGATTCCATTTAGTATGCGAGTAAACTTAGTGAAGCGTATCATTGACATGAATGCGGTGAATATTCGCAACCGTAAAGCACTACAGTTTAATTATGGCCAGCTTAAACCAATGTTAAAATCTTTGGGTTATGCTCCCTGCATTAGGTTGTACATTAACAATCGGTTCAACAGGAATGGAGTTGTCATTCCACCGTACAAATTGATGGAAATGGCCAGACTGAAGACAGAGACGTTTACAAAAGGTCGTTATTCAGCGGGCCAAATGTACGCTATGGCAAGAGCTAAAGGTAAAAAGAACGCGCCTTCAAAGCGCCGTTCTAAAATATAAATAACAAGAGGTTATGATGAAATTAGATAAAAATGTAATTGATATGGCAGTGGACAAAAAATTTAGCGATTTTTCATCTGCTATTAAAACAGTGTTGCACTCAAAATTAGCAGGTACCCCTGAGATTCAAACATACACAGCTGATTTTGATAATATTCAACAAATGAAGACATCCTTTGCTGCTATTAACACAGGAGCGCAATCATGAAATTAATGTTTGACATTGGTGAAGCTGCTAATTTCGAAGTTGATGAGACTATCAACGAGTCGACTGGCGTCACCACTAAGAAGTACAAAATTAAAGGTATTTTCTCAACTATTGGCGAGAAAAACCGTAACGGACGTGTTTACCCGTCGAACTTGTGGGAAACAGAAATCAATCGTTACCAGCAAAATTTTAAGAATGGTTCTATTGACACGTTAATGGAGTGGGAACACCCTGCCCGTACTAACGTTGACCCTATGGAATCAGTGGCTAAAATTACAAAGTTGGAAATTAAAGACAATTTAGTGATGGGCGAAGCTGTTTTGTTGGATAACCCTAAAGCTAATCAGTTGAAATCATTGATTGACAACGGCATTAAAATTTCCGTTAGTTCACGTGGTGTTGGTTCTGTTAAGAACGGCATTGTTGAGAACTTCAAATTAGTGACCTATGACATCGTTTCTACACCTAGTGACTACAATGCGACTATGAACGGTTTAGTTGAGAGTTACCAGTTACACGAAGGCGTCATTGACGACTTGTCATTTACAGTGGATGACTTTGGCAACATCGTGAAAATGAGTGAATCTGCCACTAGTTCTGATTCAGAGCGTTTTGAACAATCTGACATTAACGAAGCAGTGATGCAGAAGTTTACGTCTATTATGGACGAGCTAAAGAATAAATAATGTGTTTACTTTTATAAATAAGTGAAACAAAGGAGAAACTATGAATTTTGAAAAACTTTTTGAGTCATTAGACGAGAAGATTTTCACTACTGAGTTGAAGGAGTCATTAGAAACTCAATTTAACGAAGCGGTGGAATTGAAAGCTCAGACATTGGCTGAAGCTCAAATTGAAACTCTAAACGAGAAATCTGAAGAGCATATCACATTTTTGTCTGAAAAGGCTGAAGAGTATGTTGAAATGAAGCAAGAAGAAATGCTTGAGTCATTGGATGCTTATTTGGACCGCACAATCAGTGAATTTGTCACTGAAGCGAAAGAGGCTCTTGGTGAGTCTATTAAATCTGAAAAGGCTGATATGATTATCGAAGCTTTTGACACTATGTTGGTAGCAGCTGGCGTTGAAGTTTCTAAGATTGTGGAAGCTAAGGAATCTGAGTCTGTAGACAACGCGTTGAGCGAAGCTACTACTAAGTACGATTCTGTAGTTGATGAATTGATTGCACTTAAAGAAGAAAACGAAAAACTTCTTAAAGAAGGCGTTATCATGGAATTGACTGAAGGCCTTTCTATTGTTGAAGGTGAAAAGTTCAAGAAATTAGCAAGTATCGTGGAATTTTCACGTGACGAGTCATATCTTGAAAAGCTTGAAACAATTAAGGAATCTGTTAAGGGTTCTGAAGTTACCCCTGAAAAATTAGATGAGTCTTTAAACGAAGACGACCAATCAGCTGATTGGAAACGCTTTGTTTAATATCGCTAACAAAAATTATAAATAAATAAAAGATTATAGGAGAAATAATCAAATGGAAAAGATTCAAGCTTTACTTGAAAGTTCTAAGTACACTCCGTTGTCTGCCAGTGATTCGGTAGCAATGCAGTTGATGCTTGAGAACACTGAAAAAGAGAATGCAAAATTGCTTTCTGAGGGAACTCTTGCTGGCGATGTAGCCAACTTTACACCAATTTTGATGCCATTAGTGCGTCGTGTTTATCCTAACTTGGTTGCTAACCAATTGCTTGGCATGCAAGTTATGCCAAACCCAACTGGTTTCATCTATGCGATGACTAACCAATATACTGGTGATGGTGTTAACTCTGTAACTGCTGGTGCGACGAATGTTGTTATTGAATACGATTGGACGGTTGGTACGGGCGCTGCTGATGCTGCTGTTGATATGACTTTCACTGGTGGTACTTCTGGTGCTGTTGGTACAGTTAAATATGTTGACGGTGCTGGTTTGGCATTGGTTGAGATTGTTTCTGGTGTGTTCCAAGCTGGTGAAGCTATTACAGCTGACGTTGCTGGTACGCCTGACGATGCGGTAGTTGCAGTATCTGCTACTTATTCTAACGAAGCGTCTTTTAGTAAAATCATTCCTGGTTGGACTGGTCCTTACACTACTGCTCAAGCAGAAGCTCTAGGCACTGACATGAAAGAAGTTGGTTTCTCTATTGCGCGTAAAAACGTAACAGCTAAATCACGCGCTTTGAAAGGTCAATATTCTGTTGAAATGTATCAAGATTTGAAATCACAGCATGGTTTGCTAGCTGATGAAGAAATCATGGGTATGATGACTTATGAAATGCAAGCTGAGATTGACCGTGAAGTTGTTAGCTTCGTGCGTAATAACTCTGCTGTTGCCCAAGATATTACAACTGCTGGTACTTTCGGTCGTTGGGATATTGAAAAATATCGTGCTGCTGCTGTTCGTATTTCAGTTGAAGCTGCTCAAATTGGTTTGGACACTAAACGTGGCCAAGGTAACACTCTTTTGGTGTCTCCTAAAGTTGCAACTATGTTGGAACAAATTGGCACATTCAAAACTGCTGAGTCCAATTCTAACGTAAATGCACCAGTTTCTGGTGGTGTTGCTGGTACTTTCGATGGCCGTTATAAAGTTATCGTTGACCAATATGCTACTACTGACTATTGCAACGTTTTGTACAAAGGTGCTGACCGTCGTGACGCTATGGGCTTCTTGTGTCCTTACGTTCCAATGTCTTTCACTAAAGTGACTCACTCTGATAGTGGCCAACCAGCTGTTATCGCTAAAACTCGTTATGCTTTGGATACAATCCCTGGTATTTCTACAGTTGACAGTAATGACCGTGCGCAAACTTACGCGCGTGAAGCTGCTGTTGTGTTCACTGGTACTGCGTTAGTTTAATCTAACGTGGTTATCATTTGATAACTACAAATTATTAAGGACGCTCTTCGGGGCGTCCTTTTTACGCTCTGAAAAACCATATAAAATGCGCTCTCAATCAATTTTATGGGACAAAAAAAACCAGCCTAATGACTGGTTTAATTAAAATGCTGTTTTATTGTTTTAGTAATTCACCCGGGCGAGATTGAAACTAACAATCTGTTGTTGAACCAAGTCCAGCATCAATAGCTAACCTACGTTGGACGAGAACATTAAGTTATTTCTATTTTTTACGGGTTACTACTACAAATGGTGAATATTTTTCTACCGATTCAGGTAACTCATCCCAAGATGCATTCCCCAATAATTTAACTGCCAAATACATTACAGTGCGTTTCCATTTTTTCACCCCGTTATCTTCCATCATGTGTAAAAACAACTTGTCAGATTCTTCTTTGGTTAATTTGTGGGTAGCGTAAAGCGCATCATGGATGATAACACTCCCGACGTATTTTCCACTAAAAGGGCACCCAATAACCGACCACATATAAGGTGGGATAGAAGCACCGCCAGTAACGAAACCTTTTTTGACTTGGACCTTGAACTCGGCGTTCTCAAAAATCAAAGATGAACGCATCGCGTATTCACTAGAATTCAAACGCTCGATTATGGTTTTCCCTTTGAACATTATCGTTTACCTCCGTTGACATATCCTTCAACCGCGTAAAACGCAGCCACGATAACAGCCACCGAACCAAAATAAGTAGGTGCAATATCAGCAATCATCCCAGCTGCCTTATCAGCCCCGAAATAATCACAAACGATAATATAAAGTGGGTACGTTAACATCCCAAACAATGAGAACCAAGCCATGTTACGTTGAGCGTCAGCTTTCTCATCCGCGTTCTGTAACTTTATCTGCTCTTGTTTACGTGTCCACTCTTCCTCGGTTAATTTTTCACCTGTAACTTCTACCATTTGATGTTCCTCACGATTGAATTAATATCTTCGTCGTATGTTTTTGATTTAATATTTAAAGCTAAAATGTCACTTTTAGCTTTTTGTTTAAGTGATAAAAGTCTGAACAATTCTAAGTTTTGGATTTTGGATTTTTCTATAATTTTTGTTGCTAAATCAAAAACAGACACACCGTTAATGTTCGCTAGAATTTCAAGATGGGGGACTATTGTAGTATTATCACTCAAATACAATTTAGCTTCTTCTTCCTGAATTTTAAAAGTTTCTTTCTCTTCAGGTGTATAGGGGACTGCAAGATTTACCTTTTCCGTGTAAATGTTGTTGATAACGGAATCCGCGATAAGTTTAATCTTATCAACATCAGGAACAAACGGTTTAATCTTAGACTTGTTTTTAATACCCCATTCTAAAATTTGAAGCGCGTGAGTGCTTAAATCTGTGTCATCTAATCCAACGGCAAATGGTACGAATTCACCAGGCCCATCAATACCATCGACGTCGACTTCACATTCAAACATCGTTTTACTGGAATTTGACCATTTTGCATTTCTTATATCTTTCATGTTGAACATATTAAGCTATCCTTTGAAAAACTGTCATTTGATTATGTTGTGCGTAACCCATACATCTATATGTATACGAGGCAGGTTGCGATGAATTGTACCAACCCGTGTTCGAGTGCCAAGTACCACCATAATGTAACCCAGTGCCAGTATACGAAGAACCAGCCCAAACACTAGACCCTTTAAGATTACGTAAAAACACGAAAGTTCCTACTCCTAAACCAGTGGATGTTCCTGCATGCCAACCGTCGACGGTGCTATAAAGCCGTTTATTAAATGCAAAGCTACGTCTATCGGTATAAATGTGCGCATGCGTCGTATTTTGGGGGCCAATATCAATGTAACCAGTACCAGTATGTACTCGTAACGAATTAGCGTTGCCGGTGTTTATATAGCCAGTGCGGCCAGAATAATAAAGTGCTCTAGTATGCGTTTGTTTGAAAGGCCATGTACTCGTACCTAACTGACTAATACCAGTAGTGATGTTAGAAGAGCTTGGAATCAGACCATTGGCCGTGGTCCTAATCCATGCGTCGGAATCACCCGTTGGTGTGGACAAACCCCAATAACTCGCGTAATTTGCGCCCATTCTCTGCGTTGGCGTGATTGTCTGACTAACATTCGAAGTTGCTTGAACTTGTGAAATTGTCCACCCAGAAGCCCACTGTGAAATAGCGTAGTTACTATGCCCAACACTAACATCGACGACATTTACTTTTGGATGTGAGAAAGTCGTATTAATCTCGCCGATAAAAATACAACAAGCGGTCCCGTCATGTCCGAAACGAACTGTGTGGCTTATCTCATTACTGCCCGTAGTACCAACACTACAGTTTACCCACCCAGAAGATACTCCAGCATCATACGTGTAACCTGAGATTAAATATTCGCAAGTTTGATTAACAGCATAATCGAAAATACGCACTTTCATGGATAACATTGTGCGAGTCCAAGTCTGTGGTAACCTAATTTTAATTGCTCCAACAACATTGCTGTTAGCGTTATAAGCCGCGCCGTCTGGCGCGTGAATTACAGTAGTTGCGTTCTGATTACGCTGCAACAAATTAGAAGTTGCAGAATTACCAGTTATACTGATTCCCCAAGTTCCCTTAGCATTCGCACCGTTAATAGAAGGAGCGCCAACTGTGTTATAAGAAATTGTTTTGGCCGCAGACCCGTTAAAAGTTGTTCCGGCTCCACCACCTAATCCAGTGGTCGTAAAGGTCAAATTATTGGACGTGTTAGCGGGTATTGTAATGCTACTAGTTCCATTAAACGGAATACCATTAATTCGAACCAACGTCTTCAAAGCAGTCGCAGTCGTGGCATTCCCGTCAAAGTTAGCACAAGTGATAGTATTAGTGCCAGGGTTAACTTGAATCTGGTCGTCATGTGAAAACGCCTTATCAGCACTAGCTGTCCCGCTAACGAATGACAAATAATAAGCTGCGTTAGTGTCGCGCTGTGTGCTGAATGTTCTTGAAGCAGTCGCTGCATTACCCGTAAATGCCAAAGCGTCAACCACGTTAAATTTCAGACTTGGAGAACCAATATTAGCCCCTAAATTAGCATCCGGAAGAAGTGCCTCACCAACATTTACTGTTGTGCTCGTGATTGTTTTAATAGCAGCACTTTGAAAAGCTGTACCCACCGAACCCAACGTTCCAATATTATCACCAGTAGGTCTAACGAAATTAGACACCGTAATATTAGAGGTTGTGATATTAGGACTATCAACAGTAGTCGCGAACAATTGATTTAGTCTAGTCGTTAGTCCGCCAATATTACTTACTGCGTCACCACTGAGAACAATGTTCCCACTAACCCCAATATCAGTAGTGTGCAAGTTAGTGAAATAACCATGGTTAAAATTTGTGTTCAACGCCCCAAGACTCGCAGAATTGTTAGCACTAGGAATAAACGACCCGCTCAAAGTAGAATCACCAGTATTATTGATGAACTTAGCAGATATTTCCGCCTCTGAAAGAATAGTCCTAGCTATTTTTTCCAAGTGTCCGTCTACCGTCTTAACATAAACTTCACCGGTTCTCTTTTGAAATTCTGTGCCTGCCGCAGCATTGATGAAATCTAAATCACTTGTTAATGAAAGACCCGTCGCCTTAAAACTGAAATTATTGTATAATGCCATTTAATTAACCTTCTTTATATTTTGTGTTATTTATATTATGAGAACGCGTTAAACATCTTGTTGAAATTTGTTTTCGCACATAATTCAAATTTTTCTTGATATTTGAACTCTTTGTCCTAAATAAACCTTGTCAACTGACACACCAACGGTTAGATTTTGACTTGTGAATCAGTAACAATAATCAGCGTTCAGTACATTTCTTGTGTATAAATTAGTGTTACCAAACAATGGCATCGTAGTCTGCTTTGGTAGCAGTTCCAGAAGCATTTAGGGCTGCTACTTGGTCCATCAAAACTTGGTACTTACCAGTCATAGCAAGACTATCTAATTCCAGTGCCTCTGCTTTAGCCACGATTATAGGGGCTAACACACCCGCTGTTGTACCTTTAGCTGAACATAGTGCGTCTAACGCAGGGGTTGACGCCATGTTGTTATTCATGTGCGTCTTTGCTTGTGCTAGTTGAGTAGCCCAAGTCTTTTGTTCTGCTTGAGAATAAGCTTCAGTTAGTTTATACATAGCATACTCAAAGGCATTGGTCAATTCGGCTTTCTTTGCTTTTGAAGGCGCTTCTGCTGTTATAATCGCAATCTCACTATCAATCTCCGCCTGCGTAGGTTTTTTTGTAGTGTTAGAAGAATCCCACACTAATTTATCACCTTCAGTATAATATTTGCCGTTAGGGCGCAGTCTTCGTATTGCTACTATTGTTTCTTCGGTAATCATACTTCAACCTCTGTAATTTTAATATTAGAAAACACTGCTGCTGGACATGCGGTACATGTAGCATTCCCCAAATAACTTGACATCCTAACTCCGACTTCTTGAAGCACCCCTGCAGGACGACTACCTATATCCACAGCTAAAGGATAAATACTGTAATAGTTATTATCGTTAGTCGCCGTGTCAGTGGTTACATAACCACTGAGGGCATTCCCTGGTTGGTCGTATAAAGTCAAAGTGTTGACGTCTTCGATAGCTAAACCAACCCCTCCTGCACGAAAACCAGGTGCTCTATATACGTCAACAGCTATGTTAGCCTCGACTATAAGTCTGCTAGTAGATGACATTGGAATTATGTCCAAAATACAATCTATTAATCTGACATAGTTGACTGTGTTATTAGTAGTCGATGTGTTCCACGATTGGAACGCTACCTGTAAGACTTTTCCACTAATAGCCGTATCAAAATTATCTGACCCTCTTAACACACTAGGCATGATAAGCCACTAACAGTTCTGCTATATTTTTAGCATTGTCGATAGCGGTTTGTTTAACCGCGTCCGCGTCTCGGATTGCTTGACGCTCTACCTCTACTTGGGTTAACAGAGCTGGAACAGTAGCTTTCCTATCGAGGGGCACGAACAGCGCATCTCTTACCTGCCGCCTAACGTCATGTGCAATTGCCTTAGCTTTCGCTAAGTTCGTGCTGACCACACCGTTCTTCGATACTGTCCAAGCTTCTCGGAACTCAAACTCTGTCGGGAGAGAAGTGTCTTTAACTATGTGGTACGGATTACCATTCGCGATTTGTTTAGCGTGTTCTAACACGTCGATTCCATCTGCACATTTAGTAGTGCTAAGGAACCCGTTAGGTTGTTTAATTACTATAGTTTCCATATTTTCTCCTGTTATTTGTTTCCGAAGACTGCGACGTTAAGGTGAGATGTTGCGGAAGGCACGGCAGCCCCTGCCGTGCCTGTATCGTATGTCATCAGTAGTCTAAACGTAGTCGTAGTCCTAGCAAAAAGCCCCGTCC